TTATTAAATGCTGGTCGTCTTGTTAGCCGTATCGGTCGCGAAGGTCAGGCTGGCGGTGGGCACGCCCGCGTTAATCGCCAAGGCTACGAAACCTTCGGCGATCACCGGCAGGCCGTCGTAACGGGCCGTGCCCTTAAAGTACATGGTGTCGTCGGTAAAGCCCAGCGCCTCGTTGGACGCGAGCTGGATGTTCTTGCGCTCCACCAGCAGATACTCGTCGATATACCCCATCACGATTTCACCGTCAGGGATGAAATCCAGATCGACGATATCGCCGCCGATGACCGGCATGGCGTTCTGCACGCCGGAAACGATCGCGCCGGCGGCGTTGATGCTCATGGCCGCGATGCTCAGCGTCAGGTGGGTGGACTCGTTCATCAGCCACACCTTGCTTCCGTGGCTGTATTTGCCCTTGGCGGCCTTCGCGGCGTTGGCGATCCCCTTGAACAGTTCGATGCCTTCCAGCGCGGTGTACGCGCCCGTGGTGCCGCCGCGCACGGCCAGAATGTTTTTGGTGTGCAGATCCACCCACTGACGGGCGTTGCTTCCGTATCCCTCCGGTTCGGCGGTCTGCGCCAGCCGGGTCACAATGCCGATGGGCATCTTCGTGCCGGTGCCGTATACGATCGCCTTATCCAGCGCGATACCGATCGCTTGGCCGATGCTGTTGAGCAGTTCCGACATCAGGTCAAGGTCGCTGTCTTCGATGATGCTCAGCGGCAGCTGTACGAAACCGGCCACCTTGTACCCGTCGACCGTTACCTGGCTGAAGGTGAAGGAAAGCTCGTTGATTTTACCGACCATTTCCGTCCAGACCGCTTCGGGAATAGCGCCGGAGATGGTCTGCCGGGCGGTGCCGCGAATGGGTTTGAAGTTGACGCGGGAAATCAGCTTGGAATAGTTCTCCACGTTTTGCCGGATCAGCGGCAGCACGTTGTCGGGAATCGTCAGGCCCGCGCCGGTGATGGCGCGTTTTTCACGGCCCGCGTCACGGAAACGCTGCAGAAAATCCTTTACTTCCGTCCTTGCGAAAAACGCGTCGCGCTCCTGATAGGTCATACCGAAAAACCGGGTGCGATTTACCATGGGTTGTTCATCCTCTCTCTGGTCAATATGGGGTTCCGTTTCCGCGGGCGGGGTTGCGGCGCGGGCGTTCAATTCGTCCAGCTCCGCCTGCAGCGTGCGGATCTGGTCTTCGATCCCGGCCTTCTGTTTGTCGTGTTCCGCCTGCTCGGTCTGCAGCGCCGCCTGATCGGTCTCCAGCTGATCCGCGTCGCTTTCAACCGCCTTGCGATCCTCCTCCGCCGTATCCGCCGTAACTTCTTTCACGGCTTCCGTCAGCTCGGCTTCGCGCTTTTGCAGCGCGGCCTTGCGGGTCACAAAGTCGGGATCCAGCTTGCGCATCGCGTCCAGTTGGGCGCTCAGCGTTTCGATCTTCTTACCGATGATCAGTTGCCTTAATGCCATTTTCCAGTCTTCCTTTCATGCGGGCTTTCCATGCGTCCAGCTCGCGTTTTTTGATTTGGTTGTAGTCGGCCTTTCGGGCGGAAATGGAGGTGTCCTCATAGGCGGGGAAGGTGACGCAGCTGACCTCATACAGCTTCACCTTCAGGATGATCCAGTGGACGCTTCCGTCCTCGCGGTACTCGGTTTTTTCATCCAGAATATCAAACCCGAACGAACACTGGTCCACGTCGCCCCGCTGCACGCGAGTGTACAGGTTCATGGCGTCGGTATCCTCGGCGTTGATCCGGATGCGCCCCCAGAGGCCCTTCTCATCCACGCGAAGCTCCAGCGTGCCCGCTTTGGTCCGCCCAAGCACCAGCCGCGTTTCATGGTCGATCAGCGCGCGGATATCATCCGTAAGCGTGCCGTCGAAAGCGTGCGGGTCGATGCTTTCCGTCGCGCCCGGCCACAGTTCGTAGGTGCTCCCGAATACCGCGAAATACCCTTCGACGTATCGTTCTCCGTCTTTGTCCACAGCCCGGAAGCTTGTGGGCTGGCAACGCTGCTTTCGGAATGCCGGTTCATTCATTGTCGTTTTCACCTCCATCCCCGTTTCCGGTCGAATCGTTCTTCCCGCTGCCGGATTTCTTGCTGTTGAGCTTCTTCTGGTCGCCCAGACGATCAGCCGGCACGAAGTTTTCCAGTGCCAGCAGTTCGTTCATTTCATCGTCCGGCGACATGCCGATCCAGTCGCGCCACTCATTGCGGCGCATGGCCATACGGTCCACCATGGCGGACCCGGCCTGCACGATCTCCGAAAGGTCGTAGGCGTACAGACTGCGGGGGTTGAATCGCCAGTACAGCTCCGGCGAAAACAGGATTTTTCGCGTCAATTCCTGCTCAATCAGTTTCGCTCGCGGCATCACGCGGGTGCGGATGAACGCGTTGAATTCGTCCTTTCGGTAATCGCCCACGCCCACAAGAAAGGGCGGCACTCCGAAGATCGCCGCCACCGACCGCTTATCCAGTTCCAGGTTGGATTTGATCGCCAGATCATTGAGCGTTAGGGGTCTGACCTGATCCAGCGCGAACGTTTCCGACGGGATGAACCACGGCCGCCCGTTCTCGCTGGCGTCCAGATACTGTTTGGATAGCTTCTCGCGGCCTTCCCGGCTGGCGAACTCCTCGGTAAGCCCGTCCACCTTCACCACCAGCGACGGTGCCGGGGATTCGAGGATTGCGCGCTTGGTGGCGTTGGCCTGCCGGATGCACTTCACAACGTCGTTCAGCGCAACGTTGTACCCGGTGCCGTGCCATGGTTCCTCGGGAGAAGGGCGCAGTACGAAATGCAGCACCTCATCCGGCTGAAAGGTCTGCGCGCCGTAGCGGATCAGATACCCGTCGCCGTTGGGCACAAAGGAAACGCGCGAAGGTTTCAGCGGGATCAGCTCATCCAGCATTCCGTCCTGCGTGTACTTCGGATAGGTTACCTGGTTTCCCGCGCCGTCCAGCAGCAGCGTCCAGATGATCAGCGAGAACAACGCCTGCCGGGTCATATACCGGTTCGGCTCAATATCCAGCTTCCGGGACAGACCGTTTTTCACGCGCTTGTCGCCCTGCTCGGTGTTTTGCATCAGGTGCAGCGTCATGGACCCGATCAGGTCTGCGTAGACCGACGCGCACATCTGCACTTCCGGGCATTGGGTCAGCGGCCTGTATCCGTCCGAACAGAAAAAATTCCATGCGGTGGTACCGCACAGAATCGACGAGGTGGCGTCCGCCTCGCGTTGCTGTATGGGAGCGTCGCGGCTCCTCGCCTTTTGAAACTTCTGATGTTTACTCATTCAAGCCACTCCTTCGCCGAACCGGATTTTTCGAGGTCCTCCAGCATTCGAACCGTTGCGAATACGTCCGCGTCGAAAATATCGATGCGGCGGTTGTCGTCCGTCTTTTCGTACTGGATCATGTCGTCTGTCTTTTCAATGGCGGATACGTTCTGCACGCAATATTCGTAGGCGTCCGATCCCAGATAGTAAAGGTTCCCGTCTTTGGCCTTTTTTTCGATGTGCCGGAAGCCCTCGGATTTCTTGTAGAAATACTGCGGCTGGTCGATGATGGAGAATCCTGCTTTTTTCATCCCGATAAAGTACTCACGGCAGAACTTCCGGTCGTGGCCCACCTGTCGGATTTTGAAGCCGCGCTTTCGCATGGCAACAAACCAGTTCACGATATCCGCGTGGTTTGTGGTGGGGGAGTTGCACATATCCAGCCATCCGTCGTCCTTCCAGCCAAACAGGGGGATGTTGTCCTCGTCGGCCTTTACCGTGGCGGCGACCACCGGGAACCAGGCATGCGGGATGATGATGTCGATGTCCTTGTACTGTCCGTGCAGCGCGCCCGCCGTCAGGTCGTGCAGCTTGCTCAGGTCCGCGCCGCCGTACCAGTTGATCTTCAGCGCGACCAGTGCTTTCAGTTTCCGTTCCAGCGGCCACTCCGGGTCAATGCCCAGCGCCTCTCCGGCGATCCGGTTACTTTGGCGAAACTCCGCAATGTTGAAGTAGGCTTTTATCGACGCGGTAAAGATGTTCAGGCTTTTCGCCAGAAAGTCTTTCCGCTGCTGCGGGTCGTTGGCTGCCTGGTTGGCGTCGTTCATGATGTCTTCCGGCCGGATCGTTACCCCGTAATTCGGATTCGCTTTCTGATGCTGGATGGGGTTGGTGTAATCGACGTTCCCTTTTTCATCCTGATCCGCGCTGCAGATGAAAATGAAATAGGCATCGTCGCGTTCTTTGATCGTCCCATTCAATACCTTCCGGCAGTAATCCAGCCGTTTGGCGCAGAACGAGGTGCCGTCGTCCCCGGCGGTCGTGATCCCGATCACCAGTTTGTTGGTATACGCCTTCGTGGCTTCTTTCAGAATGTTGTACTGCTTGGGGGACTTATAGGCGTGCAGTTCATCGGCCACCACGATGTTGCAGTTGAACGAATCCTGCGCGTCCGGGTTGCTGGCCAGCGCCACCAGATGCAGCGATCCTCCGCCGATATCCTCGTTGGACACGGAGTGCTCCATGTTGTTGTCGAGGATCCGCCAGCCCTCCGCCTGCGCATCCTTCAGCCCGGAATACTGCACCCGTTCGATGTTGTAATCCCAGTTATCGAAAGTTTCCATGGCCTGCTTCAGCGCCGCGCCCACCACGTATACCTTCGATCCGCTCATGCGCTGCAATAGTCCCAGCGCCCACGAAAGCGCGGAAACGAAGATCGTCTTGCCGTTCTTGCGGGGAATAAAAATGAACGCCTCTTTGACGACGCGTTCATTGGTTCCCGGTTTGAAGAACACCAGCATTCCGTACACGCAGAACTTTTCCCACGGTTCCAGCAGGAACGGTTTCCCGCGCAGCGGCGTTCCGTCCAGCGTTTCGCCCTGCCGGTGTTTGAAGGTTTTTTCGATGATTCCGATCACGAAATCCGCATCCTGCGTTCGCACTTCAAACTGCGGATCGCTCAGCATATTCAGGAACCGTCGGCAGCCCAGTATCCGATCTTCGCCAGCGACAATCGTCCCGTCCGCCACGCCGTTCGCATAGGCAAGCACTTCGGTGGCATATTTCCCTTTGATCTGCTTAACCACCGTTTGCCGCCACCTTACGGGCGCGCGTTTTACCCGGCGGCGCTTCCTCATGGCCGCCCAGGCTCAGCAGCGCCTCCGCCAGAACGGAATGCTTCTCCGGCCGTATCGACGCATCGTTGATCTTTTTCAGCCCCGCCGGGGTTAATCCCAGCTCCCTCGCGTACGAAAGGATGCTGATGCGCAGGCCTTCCAGTGTCTGATAATACGGGTTCTTTACGCCGTTCACCGCGCCTGCCTTATTGGTGTGCCTGATCACAACCTTACCTCCCGATTCCTCAAACCGGTTCAGCGTTTCTTCGTAATCGTACAGCATCCGGGCCAGCAGGATAATGACATGGCTGAATTCCTTGCGGTAGACGCTCAGCGATTTCATCTGCCGTACAATCTCGTTTTTATATTGCTGCTCCGTCAAACCTCCGCGCCCCTTCCCGGTCATCAGCCGTCATTTCATGTCCTCCAGCGTCGAAAGAAACACCTCCGCGGCAGCGTCCTTCAGGCCGTTGTCATCCGTATCTCCGAACACCGCTTCATAATCGTGCTCCTCACAGGCAGCCACAACGGCGTCATAATCGGCAAGCATCCCGGCGAGGATATCAATCACGAACCGGTGTTCTCTTTTGTAGACACCAAGCGCTTTCATTTTTCGGACAATCTCGTTTTTATACTTCTTCGTTAAACGGGACTGCCGATTTTCCAATCCGGTTCGCGCTCCTCCCGGTCCATTCTTCCCAGCGTTCTACGATCACGTCGCAGTAACGCGGGTCTTTTTCCATCATGTAGCACGTTCGTTCCAGCTGCTCGGCCGCGATCAGCGTCGATCCGCTTCCGCCGAAGGGATCCGCCACGATTTCGCCTGCCCGGGTGGAATTGCGGATTCCCCGCGCGCACAGCTTCACAGGCTTCATCGTGGGGTGCTTATCGTTGCGAAGGGGTTTATCTTCCAGCCAGACGGAGCTGTCTTCGGTCCGCGCCACAACCTCATAGGCGGGAACGCGGATCCGGATCGCGCTGCACCCGGCGTTCAGGGTGATCGTGTATCCGCCGTCCTCCGGTTCTACCGAAACAATATCGTCCGGCCGGATCACGGTGGATTGTTTGCGGTCGGCCCACCAGGCGTGCTTAGCGCCGGGTTTCCAGCCGTACAGGATCGGCTCATGCTGCCAGTGATAATCCTGCCTGCCCAGCACCGGCGCGTTCTTGACCCAGATCAGGCACTGCTTCAGCAGCAGCCCGGCTTCCTCGTAGGCCTTGCGAAAGGTTTCGCCTTTTCCGTCCGAGTGACATATGTAAGCCGCACCCCCGGCTTTCAGGTGTGCGGCCATGTTGGAGAACGCATCTTTCAGGAAGCGGTGGAAATCTTCCTCCGCCATGCAGTCGTTCTCGATGGACAGCTGGTCGGCGGTCTTTCCGTGATAGTCCACGTTGTACGGGGGATCCGTAAAGACCATATCCGCCTGTACACCGTCAAACAACCGGTCCGCATCCTCCGCAAGCGTTGCGTCCCCGCACAGCAGCCGGTGGTTCCCCAGCAGGATCATATCCCCCGGTTGGGTCGTCGTCTCCGTGTGCTTTTCCAGCGACGCGTCGATGTCAAAAGGATCTTCGGTCGCATCCGGTTCGCGTGCGTACAGCTCCTGCAGGTCTTTCGCGTCCAGGTCCGCCGCGGCGATCTCATCGGAGGAAAACCCGCTCAGCAGGTCCGCCAGCATGTCATAATCCCATTCGCCCGCGATGCTGTTCAGCCGGACGTTCGCCTGCTTCTCCTGCTCGGGAGAGAGATCGACCACGAAGCATGGGGCCGACGTATATCCCAAATCCTCCAGCACCGACAGCCGCTGATGCCCTCCGATCACGGTTCCGGTCCGCCGATTCCACACGATGGGGTCGAGCATCCCCAGTTCCTCGATCGATCGCCGGAGCGCCTGATAAGCATGGTCGTTTTTACCCAGTTTTTTACGCGGATTATACCCTGCTTTTTGGAGGTTTGCCAGATCGATTTCTTTTAACTCATAAGGCTTCAATGTCGTTTTCCCCCTTTCCCTGAAATTTTCCCCGGAGAGGGAAGGCTCTGCCATCACCGGTCGGCGAAATTCCTGAGGAGGAATCGACCGACGGGGGGGACTGCTTCTTCCGTCCGCTTTTCTCGGGATGCCTTGTGTTATGGCATGCCGCGCAAAGCGCTTCACCGTTGCTTACAACGTACCGCAGCTCCGGGTATTGGTCCGCGTGTTTCTTATGGTGCGCGACTGTCGCAGGCACCGGCAGCCCGTCCGGTGTGCGTCGGCCATACCGTGCGCATTCCTCGCAGATGTATCCGGCACGGCGCAGCACAGCCGCACGCCAGCGTTTATGTTTGGCTGTATCGTAGAAGTGAATGCTTGACATGTTGATTCATCTCCCAAAGGATATCAAAAAGGAGCGTCCGTTTGGAACGCTCCTTGTGGGGTGCCGGTGTAGTTTACGGATGATAAACGCCCAGGTAATCCTTCAGCGCGCTTTGTAATACCTGCGAGTAATTCACCCGGCGTTTTTCTGCGGCGTCGTTCAGCCATGCCGGAATGGTCAGCGTCTTTTTCACGGCGCGGTTCTCCATCTCATCGCGGAAGGGAGTCATC